TGTGAACGACACAGCAACAACGATTCTCGAATCCTTGAAACTGTCTCATCCCACACTCCCTATAATGGCCTTCCAGTATAGAACTTCCGCCGAAACCGTCCTATCAAAATTCACTTCTGAGGAGCAGAGTAGAATAACAAAGACCGCGGTCAACAATTTTGAAAAGAAGGAGAAATTTGGTAATGAGCATTTTGCCTATCACCTCAGTGATTACGCAAAACAAAAATTATCTGAAAGTGGTGTATACCTTAGCCCCTTTTCTTTTGTTACTCATAGCCATCCGGCTTGTAAAACTTTAGAAAATCACCTTTTACTTAATGTTTTACCTTCTTACATTGACAATTCTTTTTTTGTTGTAAGTATGAAAGATTCTAAATTAGCTTATCTTAGGAATCGAAGTAAAATGACCACATTGCAAAGTCTAAATAGGTTTGTTACAAGTAAAGACATTTTTCGTTATGGTTCTGACAATTTCTTCATTGAAAAAGCAAAAAAAAAATTATTTTCCGATAATTATGATGGAACTGGCACCTCTGTCAAAGATCTGATTCCGTCCGTGCTTAGAGTTAAAGGGCGGCGGTTGCTTCTCCATGACGAGCTACACTACTGGAACTTGAGAGAGTTGGATAAATTTCTGGAGGCAGTTGAACCCGAAGTCATAGTCGCAACCCACATTTTTCCTAAAGAGATTCTAATGGGGCAAACAACAAGCTTAAATAAGTGGTTGTATGAATTCAAAATCCGCGATGATCTCTTAACTTTTTTCCCTGATGGGAGACGTGAAGAAGCTTATGAACAACCTATTGATGGAGGTATGTTCCTGCATATGAACAATTTTGTTACTTCATCAGGCGTAAATTACACCGTGTCGGTCGTTTACAGTCTTTATTCGCATTCAGTCATACAGATTTCTCGTTGCAAACTCAAGGTAGAAAAGTTTAGGCATTTCTCAGGTTTTAACGCTACTGATGGAATTGAAGTCACTAAGTTTGGAGGCTCAATTAAAAACATTTTTCCCGTCCGCCCTGAATTAATTAGAAAAATATATCTTTATTTGCGCACACTCAAGAAACCAGATCTTGAATCAGCAATGGCTAAGCTGCGGCAATCAGTTGATGAACCGAGTGGTGCTGAGATCATCTTTGTCGAGAATTTTGCTACTTTTCTTCTGAAACATAAAACTTCCAAAATTCTCATTGAGGATTCTCTCTTCCACCGCGTAGGGGAGTTTCTGATTGAGCAACTTCCAGTGTTTTTACGGAAGCATTTTGAAACTTACTATGGCGATAATATAGCAAAATTCATTGAAGAGCTGAAGGAGGCTGAGGTGAACATTGAGTGTGTCACTATGAATCCCAATTCTGGCACTTGGGTTGATTACTTTCCCTCAATTGATTTCTTAAATCTGAATTTTCTTAGGAAAGTTAATCTCTCCGTTAATGAGCATGATGCTAAGATCCAAAAAAAATTGGTTCAAGAGGGACGTAGCAGATACAAGTATTCCTTGCCTTATGAAAAATGCACAAAATTGATTCATGTAATTGATAAATATGAATACCTGAGGGATGTGATTTTTGCACTTTATGAGCGAAAAATTTCCCTTAAAAAAATGAGGTCTGAGCTACTGCATCTACTCAGAGTAGGCATTAATGGGAAAAATCTTGAAAGTTTTTGGTCCAATCACATTTCGAGGTTGTATGAGAATGACTGCATTCAGAAATTACTTGATGTTTTGGGGGAGGAGATCTTTTTAGAAAGCATCCACAATAGAGAGAAAAAGAGCTTGTGTGGAACAGGTGTATTTAGCCAAGAGTCTGTGGAAAGAAAGCGAGTTTTTGGTGAACAGAGAATCCTTGATGACGTGCGAATAACTTATGGCAGCGTTGTTAAGGATTTGGTTAATTACATGTCTGGCTTAAACATCATTAAAGCAAAATTTGACCTGAGTTGCTCTGGGGATGAATTACGTAAAAAGAAAGGGGACGAGAAGCAGATTACTGAAGAAAGCGTCAACGATTGTAAAGTTGCCGAAATAGCCATTGAAGACCAAATGGGCAATTTTGATTTTTCCGCAATCCTGGAAAGTTTTAAGCAACCCGGCCAGGAGTTGGAGGTTCTACGGAAACAAAGTGAGGAACTTGTGGATGTTCCAATCAGTGTGGATTGCGGTTTTGGACTTGGAAGAGAATCCGTTTTTTTAACGAGTGACCCAGTTTGTGATAGTTCAAAGAAAAAGGTAACCGATAGTACCCTTTTATTGCATTGTTCTTGTGGTATGGGGATTGAAAAAAAACATGCTGAAATTGAGCCCAATCTTGAATGGGGTCTACAGTTTCCAGATCAGTTGAAGGGGAGGCAAGTTGGTTACTACTCAAAAAAAAGTGATGATTCTTACTCTTGTTATGGGGGAAATAAAAAGTCACTGGCGTGGAGTAGTGATTTGGATTTAATTATACAGAAGTGTGACGGGAAATTCCATAATTATGATAGTTGTTTGGCTCAAAAATGCGAGCCAGAAACCAAATTGAATTTCTTCCCTGATAGAGAGTTAGCTTTTCCGAAGAAAGGTGAAATACTCATTGTAAATCTGGTCGGTGAAGCCATCTTCTCAACAGCTTGTATGAAAGGGAAGGTTGACTTCACCTTGGCTTCTGGACACTTTTTCTATCCACCCAGCAACTTCCTTGAGAATCATAAATCTTCAATCAAAACTTCAAGCAAAGTAGTTACCCTCCTTTTCATCAATTTTAGCTCCAGTGATGCGAAATGTTCTCCACAAAGGATTGCATCCAAAGAAGAAGAGAGGATCAATGGGGAGCTACCCACTTTTTCCGACTACCAAGAGCATTATCATGAAATCAGATATGGGTCAATATGTCAAGAATCAAGGAGATTTAAAATTGGAGATATCAATAATTTTAACGAATTCAAGGTTACTGGGGATGGTGATTGCTTCTGGCATTGCCTGAGTTGCATCCTTGGGGGCTCTGCTACCGAATTACGGGAAATCTGCAAAAATTATTTAGTTTCCAATGATATGAATTTTGACAGCAACTTGCAACTTGAATCTAAAGTGTATGCTGAAACTGAGGTAATTCACTTGGCTTCAACTGTTTTTGAGCTTAAGATCGTTTGTTTTGATTCTAGGGGGCAAGTTGTTGAATACCAGCCAGCTGATGGGGTTGTCAGTAGGGTGATCAACTTAATTCTAGATCATTCCCATTTTAATTTGCTCATTCCTAAGGAAGGTTGTGTTGTTCGGGCAATTGCTGATTCTTTAAATCGCGATCACTTGGATATACTAAAGGTTTTGGCTAGGAAGGAAAATATTGAGATTATGGATGAGCTCAATGAAGGTAGTGGCCTACCAACTATGCTTCTTGATAAGGTTTTTAAAACTTTTGGCATTAGAGCAACAGTTGAGTTCGAAAATGAGGTAGTCACTTATAACACCAATGGTAAACTATTCCGCAATTTCCAAGTTTTTGATGGACATATCGTATTTAGGCCAGAGCACAATATTGAAGGACATAAGAAAATGGGCTCCACTGGCGTAAAGGTTGAGAGGGATGTGAACTTTGGTCGGCTCATGAAAGAAGTATCTGGTGGAAATGAAATCAATTATGAGGTTGATTATAATAGGGCCAAGCTGCTTCAAGGATCATTTCTAGCTGGTCATTCTGGAAAAATTCTCTCCGAAGTGTTCAGTGGTCAAAAAGAGTGGATCAAAGAGTACACAAACCACAAGGTGAAGTGTTTTGTCTCCGTGGGAACCTTTGGATCTGGAAAAAGTTATGCTATCAAGCAAATTGTGAAAACAAGGGATGATATAGACTTTGTAATTATATCGCCGAGAAAGAGACTTGCTGAGCAATTTAAGATGGACATTGGGGTACGTAATAGGTGGCGGTCAGGGATTCGGAATAATTGTGATGTTCTAACCTTTGAGGTTGCACTAAAAAGGAAAATTTCTAAGGGGAAATTCGTGATAATTGATGAGCTTCAACTCTTTCCCCCAGGGTACTTTGATCTTTTGTGCATTAGAAGCAAGTTGGAGAATGTTGTCATTATAGGTGATCCTTTGCAGTCTTCATATGATAATGAATCTGATAGGCACTTGGTTGGGGAGTTGGAGAATGATTTAATCAATGTGCTCCAAGGAAACAACTATAAGTATTTGATCAAATCCAGGAGATTTAAAAACTCACTTTATGTAAATAGGTTACCGTGCTCTTTTGATAGGTTAGAACGTTACCCCACAATTGGCTACGATGTTTTTGATGATGTTAGCAAATGCGCTAAGGAGATAAGGAAGGGTGATGCAGTCTTGTGCAGTTCTTTTGATGAAAAAACCATGATGTACTATGCACTTGGACGCGGAAAATTAGAAGTTATGACCTATGGTGAATCGACCGGATTAACTTTTAGGAAGGGATGCATTTTACTCACCCAAAATACAGCTCTGGTTGACGATAAAAGGATGTTGGTCGCCCTTTCGAGATTTTCTGAGGAAATTAATTTCATAAACTTAACCGGCCAAGATTTTAAAGAATTTATCCAGTCTTTGGGATCAGGTGCCCTCTACAAATTTTGCACAGAAAAAGCTTCAGTGAGTGACATTAAAGATGCATTGCCGGGTAACCCCACACTAGTTAATGAGTATGAAAAGCTGGGTAGTGACGAAGTTGATAGGGAAGCCAGAATGCTCGGCGATCCCTGGTTGAAAACCATGATATTTACTGGGCAGCGTGAAACTGTGATTGAGGAATTCAATGAAGTGAATAAAGTTGTGGAGGAGAGGGCTCTGACTCATCTGCCCATAAATGGACAGAATTCAGCACAGGCTAGGATCTTTGACCGGATGAAGGATAAGAGTTACAGGGAGGTGCGAATTGGGGGTCTACAGACTGAACAATTTAGGGATAGCTACCATCCTAAGGACTGGGGACGTGTTTCCAATCAATGTGATTTGTTTGAAGCTATTTACCCCAGACACAGTGGATCAGACACTGCAACATTCTTGATGGCCGCTCGAAAACGCTTAACTTTTGCGGACCCCAATGTGAATGGGAAGAAACTGAGGGAGGCCAAACCCTATGGAGTTTTGATGTTCAAGCACTTCACAAGATTTATTAGGCTAAGGAATAACAGATCTGAGACCATGCTTGCTGAGTGTGTTAGGGAGTTTGAAGAGAAGAAGTTGCAAAAGGCAGCGGCCACCATTGAGAATCACAGCGGTCGCTCCAATCGGGATTGGAACATTCGTGAAGCGTTTGTGTTTATGAAAAGTCAGCTCTGCACAAAATTTGACAACCGTTTTCGCGATGCCAAGGCTGGGCAAACACTTGCTTGCTTCAGCCACATTGTTTTGTGCCGTTTTGCACCCTGGATTAGGTACATAGAGAAAAAGGTCTTGGAAGTGATGCCCCAAAATTTCTACATCCATTCAGGGAAAAATTTCGATCAACTTGAGGCCTGGGTTTTAGCCAATGATTTCTCCGGTGAATGCACTGAATCCGATTACGAGGCTTTTGACGCATCGCAGGATGCCACTATTCTAGCCTTTGAACTTGAAGTGATGTCCTTTTTAAATGTTCCCAACGATGTTATTGAGGATTACAAATTCATTAAATTGAATTTGTACAGCAAGCTTGGTCTATTTGCAGTTATGCGTTTCACTGGTGAGGCTGGAACTTTCCTTTTTAACACCATGGCTAACATGTGTTTCACCTTTATGAGATATAAATTGAGGGGCACAGAATCCATAGCCTTTGCAGGCGATGATATGTGCGCCAATTCCAGGCTGCGAGTCTCAAACGAATTCGAGCACATACTTAGCCGAATGAAATTAAAAGCCAAAGTAGATTATAAAAAGGAGGCTTCCTTCTGTGGTTGGACATTGGGTTCGTTTGGTATTTACAAAAAACCTCAGCTTGTTCTAGAAAGATTTGAAATTTCTAAAGAAAGGGGCACTTTAAGTGAGTGTATTGACAATTATGCAATAGAAGTTAGCTACGGTTACAAGCTTGGTGATAAGATTTTTGATTTCATGTCTGAGGAAGAGGTAGAGTACCAAAACATGTGCATAAGAATAATCATTAAAAACCAGAAATTGATCAGATCAAATGCGCTGGACTTATTCAGTGGAGAGAGGAAGAGGAATATGTAGCTTATGTTTTAGCTTTAAATTTGAAAATTATGAATAAATTGATTAAGTTGCTGGAAAATAGTCATTTCATTAGAACTGCACTACCTCTCAATAATAGACTCATTGTGCATGCCGTTCCTGGCGCCGGGAAAAGTTACATTTTACGTGAATTCTTAAATCAAGAGAGCAACGCAATTGTTCTTACCTTCGGTGAAGCAGATAAGGGTAACCTCCAAGGCCGATTCATTCAAAAATATAGGAAGGTTGAAGACACCAGCAAATTCATCGTGATTGACGAGTACTTATCTGGTGGACAAGATTTAGTTGCGGACGCTTACTTCTCCGACCCATTTCAAAACGACTCTAACTTCCCAGAGGCTCATTACATTAAAAGTGTGTCTCTGCGTGTTCCAAGAGAAATCTGCAGTTGGTTACAAAATTTGAATTTCGAAATTAGTTCCGAGGTTGAAGGCACATTACACTTCAAATCGTTTTTTGGTGAGGATCCTGAAGGTGTATCCATCTGTTTAGAAAAAGAGGTCTTTGAGTACTTAAGTGAGTTTGGTGTTAATTGTTTAACACCTTGCTCCATTAGGGGAAGGGAATTTGACGTGGTTACACTTTTCTTGTCCAGTGATCCTAGTGAATTGAGTAGGAGTGAACTTTTTGTAGCAGCAACTAGAGCTAAATCGAAGTTAATCATTAGGCAGGCCTAATGCCAATCACTGCTCCCCCTGATTACACAAAGCATTTATTTCCTATAGCAGTAGGTTTTGGGGTTGCTCTTGTGGTCTTTTCATTGACTCGGAATAACTTGCCACACGTAGGTGATAACATACACGCCCTGCCACACGGTGGGAGATACAGAGACGGAACCAAAGCAATTATTTACAACAGTCCCCAGCAGAAGTTCCCGAGCAGCAATCTATTTGGCCCAGGATCAAACTTGGCAACTTTATTCTTTGTCATACTTTTAATTGCAACTATTCATGCTTTATCAAAAAGAGGTGGCGATAATCATTCTAGTGGCTGCAATTGCTCTATTCATTCTCCAAATAATTGATAAAAGTTCTAACCCTTGCCTCATTCGAGTTACTGGAGAAAGCGTTACTGTAACTGGGTGCAGCTTAACGCCAGAGTTGATAGCTAGCATTGCTAATTTGAAACCTTATAATTTCGGCTTAGGTTTTAGCGCTGCTGATTGAATATTCAAGTAGAAGATTTGTAGTCACATATGGATTTGAAAATGGAGGCTATATCAATGACCATGTTTGAAAAGTTTGAGTTGAAGGGAGAAACGAATAAGGTGGCAACAATTTTGCAAATTGAAGCAATAAAGAACTTGCTTAAGGAAATGAAGGTTGGTGACGAAGCGATGCTATTTACTATGGTTGATTTGGTCATGCATTGTGTGGATGTTGGTTCTTCAGCACAAACTAAGTTGGTGGGACTTTCGCCACATGCCACTGGCAAATCTAGGGAGGAATTAGCTGGTGCTGTGAAGAGTGTTTGTACTCTGAGGCAATTTGGTGCGTTCTTTGCTCAAATTGCGTGGAATTTGATGATTAGAAATTCACGGCCACCAGCTAACTGGAGTTCTCTGGGATTTAAGGAATCAACAAAATATGCAGCCTTTGATTTTTTCTATGGTGTTGAACATGCTTCATCACTCAAACCAAAAGAGGGGCTGATAAGAACACCAAATGATGCTGAACGCTCGGCCAACCAGACCAGCAAAATGGTCTCCATATTTAGACAGAGTTCAAAGGAGGGAAATGCAGTCTTGAATGTTGGAGAAGTCACTGGCGGTAAATATGGCACATTGGCAAAAATTGGGTTGCGATCTACTAATTCTGGAATCGATTAAATCTCTTTGGAAATTTAGTTATTAAAACTTGCTGTTAAGTGTTTTAGGTAAATTAGGTGTAGCAATTTAGGAATTTCATTTCTGCATGTTGGTCTTTTACCGGGAGACCTTAAAGAACTGGATGTTTTGGTGTGAGGATAAATTCTTCTGTGCTTTAATTAAGATAGGACTTAGCAATTGCGGTATGCCTCATGGTATCGCGTCTGGCCTAGTCAACCAGATAATTAGTGAGGACACCAAGGAACTCAATCGCACAAAGTTTTTGAGTTCCTTGCACAATGGATCTTCAAGAAGTGCAATAAAACGAAGAGCAAGGAAGCTGGGTTATTGCTACAAATGCGGAAAGTTGATCCATGACGGTGAATGCCCAAGGAATCAAACAATTTCTCAATGGGAACGGGCTTTGGTCATCAAGGAGGGATCGATTAGCTATTTAAGCGAAAATCTCAAAACTTGGAGGCGAAACAGTTCTGCACAAGATATTGGTTTGAGGTTAATAGATAACTACCGTCAAACTCTCGGGAATCTGAGTATAAAAGACCCAAATGCACCTGGAGTGCCTGCAAGATTTCTATAACCTCTTTGCTTGCAGTATTGTAGAGGTTGTGATTATTATCTATGTTTCCTTGTTTTAAGTTTAAAATACCCA